AATCGTTTGCTATTACTGAATATGAGGCTAGCAAAAAACCTACCCATAGATATAAAAGTGACAAATCCATCGTATCTCCTTTCTGGGATTTCACCCCCTTTGAAAAGTCATCAATACATTTATTTATTATTTGGATTATTTGATTTACGTTAGATAACGAATAAAAGTGTGTATAAGAAATGCATCAACCACATCCGATAGAGGATTGGACTCAGGCTCACACTCAAGAATGTCCTTGAGTTCCACACCTGTCTGATCAACGAATGCATTGTACATATCTGTCTTGGATGCATTCCCTTTACCAGTAGCCCACTTCTTGATTTCGGTAGGAGTAACTATGTGGGGATGTAGATTGTTTTTGTAGAGTTTGTGTTTGAGAAGACCAGTGTTTTCACCAATGTTAAACACTTGTCCCTTGGCTGCAAATGCATATCCTTCTAGGATAATCTCTGCATGGACAGGAACTTGAGCTACAATCCAGTTCGATATGAAATCATACCGAAACTCTTCAGAAGGCCAAGTCCCAAAGTGAGATCCCTTGATTTTACCATCAAGGTAGGATTTTGCAAATTTTTTGGTTGGAGTTAAGAATTGTATCCTGCAACTTGTGAAGGTTCCTTCACCCACACAAATTGCAGGGGATGTCATGCTGTAATCAATCCCAACTTTCGTCATCATCATATTCTTCTATTTCAATATTGTCACTGTTACAAAATGAACAGTAAACTATATCATATCTAGAAGTATTTAGATGATGTTTTATCTCGTAAGTTGCATTACATTCTTGACACTCTATTTCATATACTATCATGCCGCTGCTGGTAGATCAACCACTTCACATACACCGGCCGAACAAGCAAGTTCCTGCGAACCAGCAGTATAGTCTTGTTGTTCATAGTCTGATAAGCCAGTCCAATCTACATTCTTAGGCATCTTTGAATAGAGTTCTTGGTATTCTTCTTCCGAGCAATCTTGGTACGGAGCCTGTTTGTACGTATGATCACTGAAAGGTAGAAATGAAATACCACTAATGTCATCAAAGTTATTATATACCCATGATGCAGTATCTACCCATTCTTCCTCTTTAACTGAGATGGTTACAGAAGGTTTGTGTTCACACCAATGCTCTTGGTAGGTCTTCCATAGTTCTAGTTGCTCCAATGCAGTCATATCTTGTCTACATACAGCTCCATCTGGGGATTTCATGGGAAATGAAAATACTGTAGTATGGTTGGGTTTAGTTACGTCTGGTTCACAAGGAAATCCTTGATCCTTCATGAACTTAGTGATAGGATCTTTGTTATCTCCTCTCACTGTTCTTATATAGTACGGATTGTGTCGTGCATGAATTCCAGAAGCAGAGTCAACTAACTGCGAAACAGTTCCCGATGGTTTGACACAAGTGATAGCAGCCGATTGAGGTATACCTAACTTTTCGGACCACTCTTTGTTGGTTTTGATGGCCTCTTGTCTTAACTCTCTGAGTCTTCCATCCAATCCTCCATTACTTCCGTTTGTATCGGCATTATCCATGATTCCTGTGAGGCTGACTCCAAGAAGTCGCTCTTCATTACAATTTCGTTTCCACTCTCCTGTGAGATACTTGAAATTAGTGAGGGTAGACTGCCAGGTTCCAAGGATAGTTGCAAATCTGACTTTCTTTTTAAGAGATTTAGTATCGTCCCATCCTCTGACAACGCATTCTGTAAGGTTGCAGAATTCTCTAGATCGTAGAATGATTTCACTGCAAGGATTTGTGCCGAAATCGTCCCTGGCATCACGGCGAATAATGTTTTGGCCATCTTTGTCCTTTTCTTGGTTTAGTTTTTCTGTTGTTCGTTTGGCAGACATACTATTGTAAATACCTCTCTCGCCTGATTTGGAATCATAGAGGGAAAGCCACTCTCGCATGAAAGTGCCAACGTCTGGTTTTTCTTTATAATTGACGGAGTTGTTTGCAAGTGCCCGTTGCACATTTGTCTCCCACCAGTTTCCAGACTTGGCGTATCGCATTTCCCGATCCCCCAAGTTACTAAGGCTGATAAGAGCAGAACGCCTAACGCCACCGACCACGACAATCTCTGCGATTTTGCAAACCAAGTCGTGTGCTTCAACTGGTCGTAATTTTCGTCCGGCTGCATTCTTAAATATATTGATTGAAAATTTAAATAGATCTTCTAGTGGCTCTGGACCCGATGCCCGACCACCAAAAGTTTTGAGAGGAGATCCCGCTGGTCTAACCTTAGATAGATCCCATGTGGGAACCTGACCCATCCACAACATTGCATAGAGTTCTTTGAGAGCCTTTGCCCATCCTAGTTTAGAATCTCGTACTACAATGACACTCTCAGTCTCGTAAAACTCTTCTGCGACTGATGGTAACTTATTTACATACTCTTCTTCTACTGAAAATCCTACTCCTGTTCCGTTCATCAATATGTACAGAATCTCATCAAATGATCTGGGTGAGTCTACCTTTACATAGGAGCAGTTGTACCCTGCAACATTCTCTCTTTTCAGAGCTTCTCCAGATGTCATCAGACATCTCATACTTGGCATCACATCCAAGTCTACTACTGCATTTCGTATTTCTTTTATTTCTTTATCTGTTAAATCGTAATCACAATTTTCTTTTAAATGTTCTTTGAAAAAATTAAAATATCTATCTATCGTTTCTTCCCATGTCTCTCTTCTTCTCTGATCGTAATCCCATCTCGCATATCGAGAAAGGTGTATAAATGACTGATATTCGGTAGGTAAACTCATGTTCTCTTCCATTCGTTGATTTTAAGGTAAGCTTGCAGTCCACCAAAGGTCCGAGCTTTAATAAACCCCTGTATATCGTGATACCCTGCAAGTACCATATCGTTAATATCTTTATGATCCAAATCACTTGGCCATACTACAACATTATATCCCTTATCAACAGACTTAAACATCCTATCAATCGTATGGCGATTCCTTGGTTCGTTATCGTATATTGCCGTAGTAGTACTAGGCTCGGAGTTAATAAGATCCAAGTCGGCACCAGCAACTGCCAAACAGTTGTCCAGAAAAAGAGAATCTAACGGACCTTCAACGACATAGACATGAGAATCAAAGTCAATGCGTTCAAGTCCATAGATCTTCTCTTTGTTTTCTTCTAATTTTAAGGTGATATATCTAGGTTGTTCGTTACCAAACGCCCGACCTTGGTAAGCGAACATTTTCCCTGACTTGTCAAAGAAGGGTATGACGAGTCGTGGATAATCTATATTTATACTTTGGAATTTTTCAGGGAACATCGTTCTGGACCACTCGTAGAATTTATCTGCGAGATAAAGTTTGTCCCAATGTTTCTCAGGAATCTTCCGTTGTTTTATATATGCAAACGCTGGATGGTCTTGTATTTTATCAAACCGATGCAGTTTACTCAGAGGGTCTTTGAATTTAGGCTTCTCAAAGACAAACGGAGCCTTATCTGGTATCGGTGTGTTCTTCTGGGTTTCGTTGTTCTTGTACTTCTCGACAAGATACTCTGAATGCAATCTGGGGTCCAGAGACTTCAGAAAGTTATTGAAGGTGTGGCCTGCACCACAATTGTGACATTTGTAGAAGAAAGAGTTCTTCTTCTTGTAAATGTATCCTCTGGCTTTGTCTTTTCTTTTGTGGGAATCACCACATACAGGACATCGAAAATTCCAAAGGTTATCTCTAACCTTTTTGAACTTTTCGACCCTTGACGTACATAGATTTATGTACTTCTGGTCAATGTAACTCATTATGTAAGGGGAGTGTTACTGGAGCGCTCCAACTGTCTGTAACGCTGTCATTATAAAAGTAAGGGTAAGTATAATACCCATGGCGGTCCATTTCCACTTCTCCAGACCGCCTATGTCTCGTTCATTTTCATCTATCTTATCACAGAGTTTTTCAAATGTCAAGTTTATTTCGTCAGAAATTTCTCTTTTCATTGTAGACATTCTGGAATGTACCTCCTTAAAGTCTTCTCTGTTTTGATTAACGTGCCCTTCAAACGATTCTGATATTTGTTTAATCTGTTCTTTGAGCACTGCGATTTCAGCTTCTACGTTCATCTAACTTTCTGCATGGCAAACTTCTGCATGGCCATAAAACCCTGCAAGTTTTTATTGATCATATCTTTGAACTTCAGTTGATTATCTTTGTTCAATGCATCATAAACTTGCACCATTGCACTTGCCGTAAAACCATCTACTGTAGCTGTCTTCTTATCCTTAAATTTCACTCTTTCATATTGTTTGTTTTTCACTATTCTTTTCAGGGTATCTAAAACATCCTCTTCAATCATGGAAAACTCTTCATTTTTCTTGAGGAACTGTTCTTTGATTCTTGAGAGTTTACCCCACTGTCCACCACCATTTCTGTTGTATCGAATGCCTCTCAATGCACCAGTTGTTGCATTTTGCAAAACAATGACTCCTTGATGATGTTTCCTGGCCCAATCATAAATTTTCTTTTGGGATTCGTCTTTGAGATCTAGATACTTGGACCATCTCTCAAACTTTGTTTTTCCATTTCTAAATTTGGAAAACACATCATCCGAAACTTTAAAAGTTTCGTATTTACGTTTCTTTCTTGCAGTTGGAGGCATGGCCATACCATCTCTGGGACCAGTAGTCATTCCAACTTCTGATTCTTTTATTTCTTCTATGATGATCTCTATCATTTTATGTCCTCTAATGATACATATATTTTCTTGTTACTTTTCTGATGAACTACAGGAAAGATATCAACTCCTAGTACTCTATCACTTGGTGGAGTATCTTCATGTGCAGTTATAACATCTCCTTTTTGTGCATCAATTTCATCATCGTCAGCTGTTACTTGGTCTTTGAGTTTGTATTCTCCAGCTGGTAGCATGGTTCCAAACCCAAGCACCTCTTCAGAGATGTTGGGATCAAAACTCACCATATTATTTTCCATCAAGTACTTAGTGACTTGAGGTTCTGGTATTTTTATCTTGTAATGTTCTTTCAGTAAAAATAGAGCCGTTGCATAAGTTCCTATCTGAGTTCGTACCAGAGGAATCTTACTCATTATTCTCTTGAAATTGAATACCATTCTATGCAAGAGAGTAAATGAACTTTTCTCGTCTGATGACTCTA